TTATTTCTAAAGCTAGAGATTTTGTAAATGATAAATTAGGTATTCCATCTGGAGTAATACCAACAAAAGTAATAGGATTTGATTCTATTTCTAAAAAAGGTGAAACTCAAAATAGAATGATTGATTTAGCAGAAATCAAAAAATCAGGTGAAGGTAAACTATTAGGACAGTTATTAAAAGATGGTGGTGGTGGAAACCTAAAAACTATCGGAAAACAAGCATTAGGTAGTGCACTAAAATTAGGAAAAGATAAGTTAAGAGGAGCATTATTTGGAGGAGCTCCTACAACTGGATTCAATGGGGCATCATTAGCAGGTCTAAAAAATACAACGATAAATTATGGTAGTATTAGTAATGGTGCTGGTGATATCAATAGAACTGCTGATAACAATGGTATAATAGATGTAAAAGGTTTAATGTATTCTAAGACATTTAATTTAAAATTACCACCAAAGTTAGAAATACCAATGTGGGGTATTGATTTCGATGGAGTTAACTCAGCAGGTACAGATACAAGAGTTGGTTTAGATAACAATAAACAAAATGACCCAAATCCTAACAAACTTGATTTTGTTGATATATCCGATGAAGGTGGTTTAGGTGGAAGATATTCAAAAGCCCTAGAAGATTTAGATACCCCAAATAAGATATTATTCAGTTCAAACCCTGATAGAAAAGGAAAATCATTTGCAAATAAGATTAAATCACCAATATCAAAAAATGATTTTATAGAAAAGAAAAGAGGTATGGGTCAGATATCTGATATTATAAATAGTACCAATATCTTTGAAGGTGAAACTCTTACATTAGGTGATGGAAAAACTTTAGATGAAAAAGATTTTGTACCATTAAAATTTACCTCAATACATAGAAATAAAACTGTACAATTTAGAGCAACATTAAGTGGATTGAGTGAAACACTTTCTCCATCTTGGGATTCTCATAAGTTTATTGGTTCACCATTCAGTAATTACACATATAGTGGAATAGAAAGAAGTGTAACTTTTAATTTTAAAGTTTATTCATTAAATGCAGCAGAACATAAAATTGGATGGGATAAAATTAACTTTTTAAATTCATTAGTATTCCCACAAGGGTATTATGATTCATCTGCAGTAGTTCCACCATTTATTAGATTAACAATTGGTGATTTATATAAAGGTAAATTATCATTTATAGAATCTTTATCACATACATGGGATGATAATACTCCTTGGAATGTAACTGATAAAGAAAGAACAGTATTATCGAATGCAGTAGGAATTGTAACAGGTACTTCTGAGAATGCTGATATAGATATGAAAGGATATCGATTACCAATGATTACTGATGTATCAATGACTGTTAAATTTTTAATAGGTAGAAATAATACATCAGGTAGAAAATTCTATTCATTTGAACCTCAAAGTAAATAATAGATGGCAAGTAGATACGAAAATAACAAAAGTAAAAAAATAAATGATGGTAGAGTAGTATATCGTTCTAAGATATATCCTAACATACCATTACGAGATGATGATGTTTATGTAGCTACTGAAACTGGTGATAGATTAGATACTCTAGCATATCAGTACTATGAAGATGCATCCCTATGGTGGATAATTGCATCGGCAAATAATATACATAATGCTCCATTTGGTTTAAAAGATGGTACAATTTTAAGAATACCACAAAACTATATTGAGATATTAGTAAACTTTAGTGAATAACAGTTATGGGAACATTTCCAAAATTTTCAAATATTGCGGGATATGCTACGAAAACCTTAGAAAGTAGAAAACGTAGTGTATATAACGTATCTAAGTTAAATGCTTGGGTAAGAGTAACATCTGCCGTTTCTGGTAATAAGGGAGATGGATTAACAATAGTATCTAATCCAAATTTTAGATTATTTGGAGCTGCTGGTGTTTCTTCTATTTATGGAATTAATAAACAAAGTGGTACTATTGGTGAAACTTGGGGAGGTTCCCCAATAAATCCATCAGAAGGGCAAGGTTATAAACCTTCTCCAATTATTGAATCTATTGAAATAGATGAAGGTGCTGGTAATTTAAGTAGAAAAGCTAGTTTTACAATTAAATGTTTTTCTAAAGACCAAATGGAAGTAGTAACTCAATATTTTCAAGAACCAGGATTTACTGTATTTTTAGAATGGGGATGGAATACCCCAGAATCTATGAAAGGTTTAGTAAAAAAATTAAATGCAACTGAAATAGCTAATTTTCAAAATTTCAAAAATCTAACAGATAGAAGAATAAAATCCAAAGGACAATATGATAATTATTTAGGATTTATAACTGGTGGTGGGATTGGAACTGAAGGTGAAAATTGGACTATTGAAGTAAAATGTACAGGTTTTACTGAACTACCTGCTTATTTGGTAAATGGTGATAATGCTGGTGATGATTCTGGAAAAAGTGCTAAAAAAGAACCTGATTATAAAAATTTAAGTCTTGAAACTGATTTAAATATAAAACGATGGATGTTTGCTTATAATGCATTACCATCTAATAGAAAAACTGCTGAAATAAAATCATTAGCTACTAAAACCGATGATTCCCTTAGAAAAGTACCAATGGCACAAGCGGTTAATTATGTAAACTTTGATGAAACGATTACTGATACTTTAAATAATAAAGCAGATGGAACGGCTATTGGTAGGTTCTTTGGCTGGGGTGGTGCAAAAGAAAAAGGTAATGATGGAAAAGAACGTATAGATGTACCCGGAGGTACTAAAATAGTTGGTAGTGAAAAATTTATAAGATTTGGTACTCTTATGAAGATAATGAACCAAATGATTATAAAGGGTTTAAAAATAGGAAAAAAGACAGTTTCTATGGAAATCCACTCAGAGCATACTATATGTTCAGCTTATCCAAATATATTTAGTACTGATAAAAGTAAGTTATTAATCCCAAATGTAAAAACACCAAAATTTAGTTTTCTTGATGCTAAAAATAATACAAAATCATTAGAAGCAATACCAACTGATTATGAAGATTGTTCAATAGAATATGGTGGTAGAAAAATACAATTTCCTTTTGAAAATAGTATTAATGGTGGTTCAGTTCAAGTTGGTGGAAAGTTTTATAATTTACAATATAAAGATGATACTACACCACCGAGTGAATGTATAGACAAACCACAAGGTGAATGGGGATTTTTAGATGACTTATATGTAAACTTTGATTTCGCATCAGGTATTATGGGAACAAGTAACTTCACAGTAAAAGATGCTCTATATCAAATTCTAAATGGAATGTCCTCCGCTGTAAATGATTTATGGAATTTTCAGATTATGGAAACAACTTTGGAAAATGATAAGGGAAATTTAAAAAAGGGAGACCAAATAATCACAATACAAGAAACTAATTTTACATATAAACCAAAAGTAAACCCATATACATTTAATTTAATAGGTACTGATTCTATTTTCAAAGATGCTTCGTTAAATTTGGATATGAGTGCTGCTAAGATGAATCAAGTTATCGGTACAAGATTAGGAAAAAAGATTAATGGTGAAACTCAACCATTTATTGGTAAACTAAATGCAGTGGGTATGACTGATTTAGTTTTAAAAGAAATAGAATCTAAAAAAGAAGCACCGGTAGAACAAAAATCCGATACTGAAGAAACAGATGAAGAACTAAAAGAAAAAAATTACGCTAATTTTTTAGGTAAAATGGGTACATATCCTAAAGTACAATTTGAAAAAAAGGATATAAAAGATAAGTTTGTTGTGCAAGAAAAAACTTATGCATCTGTTTATGATGATAAGCAATTATTAAAAATGGCTAAATCTGATATGGAAGAGGAGAAAGGTGTATCTATTTTATTACCAATTAATTTTACATTTACTGTACATGGTGTTAGTGGTATAAAAAGAGGAGATAGGTTTAGAGTAACTGGAATCCCAAATAAATATAAAGATGGATTTTTCCAAGTTTTAGGTGTAAAACATACTATTCAAAGAATGGAATGGACTACTGAAGTTGAAGGTGGATTTAGAAACAATACATAATGGATAACGATAGATATAAAGAAATAGCAAGTGCACAATCTTATATTATTGGAGATGTAACAACATTTGTTCCAACTATAACGAATAGACAATATCAGAGAGGATATATTGAAAGATGTTTTGTACAAAAAGCTAACGATTCCTCATCTAATATATTTGAAGTTTCAGTAAGTGAAATTAATCGATACAAAGGTAATCCTTTTTATATTCAGACAAAATTAGATTGGAGAATAACTGGAGACCCTATTGAAGTGAAGAAATCTAACTCAATATCATTACAATTAGCATCTGAGGATATCCCTAAGATTGCATTGTACTTACCAAACCTTTTACAATTTCATAAAAAATAATTTGGATATTACAAATATTTTTCTTATATTTGTTAGATGATTGTAGTAGAATCTAATAAAGAGAAGGAGAATTTTATGCAAATGTGGGAAAATAATCCCTCAATTGTAATTCCTATATGGTGTGATTTGGAAAAACATCCAATGAACAACGAACTTGCTTTCTTATTCGTAAGAGTGGGAAAAACTGACTTTATTCTCATATACAATCATATTGATGGTAAATCCCATCATTTAGACCTTTCAACATCAACACAACCAAAATGGGTATGGAATAAGAAAGGTTTATTACAAACTGGTACAAATATACAAAATATTTTTGATATATCCAACTATTACTTCTTTGAAAAGAATCAAACTATACCTTATGAGGTACAAAATCAATCATTTATTTCACATTATATCCGAATGGGTATAAGAGATAATTTAGGAAAGATAGCACCTATAATGAAATGGGGAGAGTATTTAAAATCATTTGTTGACAATATAAGTACTACTATTCCTCCTCCCGATTTATCTCCTAAAAGTTGGATTGATGATACTATGATTCCTCTATTATCTCAGATTGAACGATATGGGGTTCGGGTCGAAGGGGAAAAATTTTTTGATAGATATCCACAAGCTACTAAACATTTAAACAACAATATCGTATATACCGAATATAACCCATATACGATTACATCCCGTCCTTCCAACCGATTTGGGGGAATCAACTTCTCTGCTTTAAATAAAAAGGATGGAACGAGAGAAGTATTTATTCCCAAAGATGGGCACATATTCCTACAAATGGATTATGATGCCTATCACCCCCGAATCATAGGTAAGTTGATTGATTACGAATTACCCGATACTTCGGTTCACCAATGGTTAGCGGACCAATATGGTGTTGATTATGGTGAATCCAAAGGAATTACATTCCAACTCCTTTATGGTGGGATACCCGAAGAGTTCGATTCTATTCCTTATTATAAGAAGGTTAGAGAGTACATCGATGAAATGTGGGGTAACGCATCCAAAAAAGGTTATGTATCGACTTACAATCGAAATATACCCCTTAGTTCGATAGAAGGTTTGAATCCACAAAAAGTATTCAACTATTTACTACAAGCAACTGAAACTGAGTTAAATATGGATACAATGAGGAAAGTGTTGGAGTTTATTGAACAAACCGACATTGAGTTAAGTTTATACACATATGATTCATTCTTATTTTCTTTTCCATTAGATACTCCTAAAGAACAAGCTCTTAAATTAAAAGAAATTGTAGAAAGTAATGGGTTTCCTATAAATGCTAGTTGGGGTTCGGATTACTCAAAACTTTAATATTTATAAGATATAGGAAGATTTTAACATATGAATTACTTTAAACAATTTATAAACGATATATTAACTGAGGTTTCGTATAGAACTAACGAAGGAGTTGTTAATCTAAAAAACAAAGACCATATAAGTATCTTATCTGAGGTATTGGATGAGATGGAACTAACAGAAATTAAAAACGAATTAATTCGAAACCTTTTAGAAGCTGGTGAACAAACCTTAGACCCAGACCAAAAAGAAAAAGCTAAGAAAATGGGATTAGTTTGGAAAGGTAAAGGTTGGGGTAAAGAAGAAGATGATTTTGTATCTTATAATGTTGAAAAGGGTAAATTAGTTAAAGTTGATAGAGGTGGAGAAAGTGGTGGTGAAGAGGAAGCCCCAAAAACTTCTTTAAGTCCGGGTACTAAATCAGGTGATTCTTATATAGATTCATTACCAGATGGAGACCCAGCAAAAAAAGCAGTAGCTACTGATACTAAAAAGTTTTCATCAGAAGATAATAAAAAATCATTAGATTCTTTTATAAAAAATGGATTTTCTAAATCAAAGGGAGCTCCGGGTAGTGCAGGTTCTATGTTAAATGAAATATTCTCATCAACAGGAGCTACAAATGCATTAAATTCAAATAGTGATTTTAATTTTGATGAAACATTAGATTCTATTATAAATGAATTAAAGGGAACTGGATTAGCTAAAGAAAACAAAAGTAATAATTTACCAACAGGTATAAAAAAATCAGAAGCTCAACCAATTGCTGAAAAATATGGTATTTCATTGGGTGAGGCTGGTAAATCTATAATTGCTGCTAGAGCAGCTAAAAGTAAACACAATCACGTATCTAAAAATATAATAGAAAAGAATAATATTTCAAATTCAAAATCAGAACCCTTTTTTGGTGATAAAGATGGTATGATGGCTCAACAAACTATGGTATCTTCTACAACTGGTAAGGTTTTCTTAGGTAATACAGAAGTAACTAAAGAAGAAGCTATTAAAATTATAAAAAGTGGAGGTGGTGGTGAAAACCCATCAGATACAGCAATATTTATCTTAAATGAAGATACTGGTGATTTACATATGACTTTTTATTCAGATAAAGATAATGTAAGTGCTATTGTTGCTCAATCTTCATTAAAAGCTGAATTTAAGTTAAAAAAGAATGAAGTTGATAATTTGGTTGAGAATGGTAAATTATCTAATGAAGAATCTGAAATAGCTAAAAAAATAATGGATGAATCTGAATCAAAGCATAGTGATTTAGAATCTCAATTAGATAATGTAACAGCAGGACCTGGAAAACATTTAAATACAATTGAATCGGATAGATTGGTTAAACTTTCTAAATCTCTATCAAAGGGAGCCGATCCTGAAAAATATTGGAATAATAACATAAAAAAGAAAATGTTAAAATCAACATCATCACAATATTTACCCGATGGTTCAGATACTCCTCCAAATGATGTTCAAATAATGAGAGCATTTATAAATTATGCTAATGATAATCCGGGTAATTTAACAAAAGATGAACAACGTATTATATCTGATTTATCAAATCAAACCGATGGACCAAGAATTGGTGCAGAAATTGGAAAGATAAGAAAAGCTACAGTTGCAACTGATTTAGATACTATTAATAAGTTAAATGATACCAAAATTATGGTTAATGGTAAGGAAGTTGGATTAGGTAATTTATTAGAAGCAGAATCAGTAGCAGAAAAACTTCACTTAGGGATGATGTTTGGAGGTGAAGGAGTATTCCAAGATTCAGATGCATTTTATCAAGAAAGTGGTGGTGTTAAAGTAGATAAAGAATCACTAGAAAATTGTTTACCTTTTGAAAACAAAGATGATATGATTGTTAATTTTGAAGTTGGTGAAGAAAAAGAACAAATTCAAAGAGGAGGTACAAATATAACAGGTGGTTCTAAGATTATATATGCCGTAACAAAAGATGGTAAGAAATATGCTATGGGTGAAAAGAAACAACGTTCAAAAATGGGTGTTTTGGGTAAATTAGCAACTGTCTACAACTATCATCCTGATTTACAAAAGTGTTTAAAATCCAAGTCTTAATAATTAACGCTAAAAATATTATATTATATTTATAGGTGATTGATTAATATATAAAAAAATTTATGAAAACACAATTATTGTGTACATTTACTTCAAAGGATGGGTTACAAAAGACTCTGCAGGATATCAGAGAGACTTATGTGATAGTGTATAACTATATCTATATCTTACAAAATAAGTCAAACTTAGATGAACTTTACGTTACCTATAATATTAATACGGAGTTCAAACCACCACAACCTTTAGAAGATACAATACTAATACACAGAAAAAAAGAATCAAATACTTTATACACCATTAACGCATTAAACCAATTAGTGAGAGAAGAAAATGGTGGTGTATTAGATAAGACATTTGTAATAGACTGGCAAAAATTTAGAAATTCAATAATACTTACAAATACTGAGGGTACGAAACGTATTCAGACTCGTATCTTTGAGGTTATAGAATTTAATCAAAAATAAAAAATAACAAATGGGAAAATTCACAAGAGAACAAATCGAAGAAGCATTAAATTGTAATGGGTATAAATACTTTACAAGTGATAAAGGATATGATGTTAACATTGTTGGTATCAGAAATTCAGACACATATGGTGAAGTAACAAATAAATTTGATGATACTCTCACGATATCCTACAAAGATTCAGATGGGAAGTGGATTTACAACGAATATAAAGCAACAACTGATCCTGGTTCACATTGGGAAAAGAACTTGTTGAACAAAGATGGTGTTGCAATTCTTAAACCAGGTCAATACAGAGGTTCTCATAAAATTGGATTACACCAAGGTAAATATGAGGCACTAAGACAACAAAAACCTGTTAAGGTTTATAGAGATAATAACAAAGATGGTAAATATGATATGATTGAAGAAAATGTACATGAAGGTATATTTGGAATCAATATTCATAAAGCTGGAAAGTTTGTAAATGGTTCAACTCAGATTGATAAATGGTCTGCAGGTTGCCAAGTATTCTCTAAAGAATCGGATTTCAACGAATTTATGGAAATTTGTAGAAAGGCTAGAGATATATGGGGAAATTCTTTCACATATACGTTGATAGAATCCAACGATATTTCGTAAAAAAATAAAAAGTTATGACACTTACACTTTCTGGTACAATAGCGGCAGGTAATATAAGCCAAGAATTTGGTAGAGCATACTCTAGCTATATGTCTATTTGGCATGCAAGAAATGGTAGGTATGGTGCTATCAATGGTCAATCGGCAAGACATCCTACAAATGGAATTTCCAAAGCTAATAATGGATATGCATATTCTGATTGGTATGGATATAGACATAATGCAGTAAGTGCTACAATAAATCTTTTTCAATCCGAAAGAAGAGCTGATGCGGATACTAGAGCTTGGGAATTTAGATACAATGGAACAGCTTTAGGTCAAAGTTGGCAATGGGGAACCACAAATATACGTGGTTGGCTTCGTATTCCATTTGGTAATAGAATGGATGTTTATTTTGATAATAGTATTAGTTGGGGTTCATCTTGGACAACTGCCTTTAGAGCTATATATTCAAATCAAAGAGGATGGTTGTTGCGTGTTAATGAAGCTGCAAGAACTTATAGAAATTATACTAATTTATTTGTTCAATCATCTGAAAATATTAGTATTTATAATCAAAGTTAAAAAAAGTTATTATGGCAAATCATTATTTTAAAGAAAGAGATTCTTATTTTAAGTTAGTAGATGAAACACATGAGGTAATTTGTGTAACTACTAATTTTACAAATAAATGCATAGCTATAAGTTTTGATAACGATGGTGGATATGAAAATATGAGAGATACATATATAGGTGGTGATGTGCCTGGTGTTGAACTTATATCTGAAGAACTCTTTGAGGCAAAGAGAGATGAGGTAAAAGATTACATAATTGAAAATCTATAAAAATGGGTAATTGGTTTGTAAAATCTTTTGATAACTACTTTAAATTTATAGATGAAGATTCATCTATGATAGTACTAACATCAGGTAGTTTAAATGAAAGTGGTAGTGTAGATAATGTAATTTCTTACAATTTTTTATCTGAGAGTGTACCTAAATATGAAAATATTAGAGACTCTTTCATATCATCATCATTTTTTACATCATCATATACGGGTTCATCTGAACCAATACCACAAATTATTAGTGAATCCCTTTGGGAAGAAAAGAAAACAGAATTAAAAAGTTATATAATAAACAGTTTATAAATGAAAATAGTTATAGCGGGTGGAGGAACTGCTGGTTGGTTATCAGCATTATTCCTAGCCAAACAAAATCTACATAGAGATGAACCAGCATACGATATCACTGTAATAGAAAGTGAAGATATTCCTATAATCGGAGCTGGAGAAGGTTCAACTGGAGTACTACAAAAAGTACTTTTATCAACACTAACACAATTAGAAGGATTTGGAGAGCAAGAGTTTTTCCAACATTGTAATACTACATTTAAATTAGGAATTGATTGTATAGATTGGAATGGAGTAGGTGATAGATTCTTTGAATCGTTATCTGGAACACAAACTTCATTATGGCCATTGGATAGAGATTTTACCCTTTGTTCAAAATATGGAGTAGCTGCAGAATCTAGTCCTAACAAATATCTTTGGGAAAAAAATCTAACACCATTTTTAAAAGCCGAAAGTAGTGATAATTACGAAACTGGATATGCGTATCACTTTGATGCACATAAAGTTGGTGAATGGTTCAAAAAGATTGCATTAGAAAATGGAATCAAACTTCAAACAGGTACAATAACTAATACAAATCTAAATCCTAAAAATGGTGAATTACAAAAGGTAATTTTAAAAGATGGAACTGAAATAGAATCTGATTTTTGGATTGATTGTACTGGATTCAATAGAGTACTAAGTAATGCAGTAGGTGCAGAGTGGGTTTCATACTCAGAATACCTTCCAATTAATTCAGCATTAGTTTATACACATCAATATGAAGAAAATGAACAAATTCCAAATGTAACAACCGCATGGGCAATGCCAAATGGTTGGATGTGGCAAATACCAACACAAGAAAGATTAGGATGTGGATATTGTTATTCTGATAAGTTTGTATCTGAGGAACAAGCCCTAAAAGAAATGCAAGAAATAACTGGTAGAAAGATTGAACCACTTAGAAATATAAAGTTCGATAGTGGTAGGTTGAAAGAAGTTTGGAAAAAGAATGTACTTTCAATAGGATTATCATCTTCCTTCTTAGAACCATTAGAAGCAACATCAATACATTCATCAATTATTCAGTTAGTAGAATTAACACAACATCACTTATCTCCTTATAAAGAAGATATGATGAGAGAATCAAACATCAAAGCAAATAACGAACACTTCAATATGATGTTAGATGAATTTAGAGCGTTGATTCAAATTCACTATATCACAAAACGAAATGATACACCATTTTGGAAATATGTACACAATGACTTGAAAAGAGACCCATTAGTTGAGAGTATTTTAGAAGTGTGTAAATGGAGAGTTCCAAACGCTAATGATTTTCCACATTACAATGGTTCAGCTGGTTGGGGTGTGTTTAATTGGATATTGGCAGGTAATGATTTAATTAGTAAAGAGGTATTAGATAAATCCTTACATACTCATAATTTTGAAAAATCATCTGAACAAATTTATAAACATATGGTAAAACAGTATACATTTGATAGTAAACAACACTTTCCACATACTGATTTTATCAAATGGACAAAAGATTTTGCAAAAAATCCAAAATAAATTTGGTAATCTCAAAATAATTTCTTATATTTGTATCAACAAATGAGAAAAATCAGCGTTTCAAAAAAAAATCAAAAAACATTTGGAATTGTTAAAAACTTTTCGTATATTTGTATAAATAAATGGAGATAGACCCTCTTAAAATTGGGTTTTTTGATATTTATATAAGGTGTAGGAAAGACACCAAAATAAAACCTAAATAATAAATAATAAACCTTTAAAATTTAAAAATTATGGCACTGGATTTAAGCGCAATCAGAGGTAGACTGAACAAACTACAAAACACTTCAAACAGAACATCTAACCTATGGAAACCCACACCTGGTAAACACCAAGTGAGAATCGTTCCTTACAAATTCTCTCCTGAGAATCCTTTTATTGAATTATTTTTCCATTACAACATCAACAACAAAACGTATTTGTCTCCTTCTTCTTTTGGAAGACCAGACCCTATCGTTGAGTTCGCTGAAAAGTTGAAAAGAATGGGTGATAAAGAAGATTGGAAAGCAGCTAAGAAGATGGAACCGAAATTAAGAACTTTTGTACCTGTACTTGTAAGAGGAGAGGAATCAGAAGGAGTTAAGTTTTGGGGATTCGGAAAGACTGTTTACCAAGAAATCTTAGGTTACATCGCTGATCCTGATTATGGAGATATTACTGACCCTACTAATGGTAGAGATATTACTATCGAATATACATCAGCTGAAGATGCAGGAACTTCTTATCCTGTAACTACTATCCGTGTTAAACCTAATGTAACTCCATTAGGGGAAGATGCAACGGCAAATCAAAACTTTATGGAAACTCAAAGTAACATTACTGATATCTATTCAGAATTATCTTACGATGAGTTGAAATCAGTATTAGAAGGTTGGTTAAACCCAACAGCTGAAGAAGCTGAAGAGAGTGTTTCACAACAAACTCTAGCAACTCCATCAGCACCGAAAACTGAAGCTAAAGCAGCACCAGCTGCAGCACCTTCAAACGCGGTAAGTACTGAAGAGAAAAAGAAAATGGATGATGTTGCATCAGCATTTGATGATTTGTTTAACGGATAATATATAATAAATGGCAAAAAAAGAAATGGACTTAGCAGCGGAACTAGCTTCCGAGCTAAACAAAACAAACAAAGACCAGAAGGTTGCCTTCTTCTTAGGAGAGGATGATGCACCCACAAATGTGGATGGATGGATATCAACTGGATGTGCTATGTTGGATGTTGCCATTTCGAATCGCCCTTATGGTGGACTTCCTGTTGGAAGGATTACTGAAGTAACTGGTTTAGAACAAAGTGGAAAATCATTAGTATCTGCACACCTCCTTGCTGAAACACAAAAGCAAGGTGGTGTTGCGGTTCTAATCGATACTGAAACTGCGGTAAGTAGAGAATTCTTAGAAGCAATTGGTGTAGATGTAGCAAAGCTACTTTATGTATCAGCTGATTCAGTAGAACAAATTTTCGAATTTACCGAAACAATCATTGAAAAAGTAAGAACCACACAAAAGGATAAATTAGTTACAATCGTAGTAGATTCAGTTGCAGCAGCTTCAACTAAGAATGAGTTAGCAGCTGATTATGGCAAAGATGGATATGCTACTGATAAAGCTATTATTATCTCAAAAGCGATGAGAAAGATTACCAATCTAATTGGTAGGCAAAAAATTACCTTAGTATTCACTAATCAATTAAGACAAAAGATGAATGCTATGTTTGGTGACCCTTGGACTACTTCTGGAGGAAAAGCTCTTGCATTCCATGCATCAGTTAGACTTCGTTTGAAGAATATGGGACAAATCAAACAAAAGGTAAATGGTAAAGATAAAACCATTGGTATGAAAGTAAGATGTCAGGTTATCAAAAACCGAATGGGACCACCTCTTCGAGCAGCTGATTTCGAAATATTCTTTGATAGAGGAATCGATAACTTCGGTTCTTGGTTAGGAGTAATGAAAGAAAATAAGTTGTTGAAGCAAGCTGGTGCTTGGTACACTTACATTGATACGGATACTGGAGAAGAAATAAAGTTCCAATCTAAGGATTTTATTGATTTGATGGAAGATAGAGAAGATGTTAAAGAACAAATCTATAAAAAGATTTGTGAAGCAACTATCTTACAATACAAATCAGATTCAAAAGATATCGAAGCACATAAGTTAGATACTGAAGGTGCTGAAGTGGTAGAAGATTAAAAAAAATAATAAGTTATGAGTAAATTAAAAGAAATGTTAAAAGCATCTGCGCAAGCAGATAGAGCGAAAGCACTCCTTACTTTGGAGTTGTTGGAAAAGCATCCTGCTGGAATTGGAGACCACTCAACTGGTGATTTCTATGAAAATGCAGAATCAGCATTACAAATGTTGGTAGATGCAAATGATAGATTAGAAACCATTGAAGAATATTTTGGTGGTGAAGGTATCACTTATACAACAACAACTACATAATGAAAGGACTCTACAAAGATATCCTCAACGAAGTGAGTGAGGAACATAAGACTAATCATCTTCGAGAAAGGAATAGTAGGGTTTTAATTATTGATGGACTAAACACCTTCATCCGAAGTTGGACAACCAACCCCACAATGAATGAGGATGGTGACCATACGGGTGGGGTGATTGGCTCCCTCAAATCTATTGGATACCAAATTAGAGAATTCAATCCAACCCGATGTATTGTAACTTTTGATGGTAAAGATGGTTCCAAATCCAGAAAGAAAATCCACGAAGGATATAAAGCTGGTAGAGAAAAGAACCGATTTAGAGTAAACCGTCAATATCAAGGTATGATGGATGAGGAAGAGGAGAGATTATCTATGAAACAACAATTTGTTTGGTTAAATGATATATTAGATTATCTTCCAGTATCAACAATGATTTATGATGGTATTGAAGCAGATGATACAATCGCATATTTAACTAAACATAATGAATCAGATTTAGGTAATGAAGTTGTTATTGTTTCAACTGATAAAGATTTTCTTCAATTGGTTTCTGATAAAGTAAAGGTATTCTCACCAACTAAAAAGAAATTATACAATAGACAGATGGTATTTGATGAGTATGGTATTTGGCCTGAAAATCTTTTATTATATAGAACATTGGATGGTGATAAATCAGATAACATACCAGGCATCAGAGGATGTGGTATTAAAACTCTTTTAAAGAGGTTTCCTGAACTTTCTGAGGATAGAAAGATAACACATGAGGAATTCTTTCAAATGTGTGAGGAGAAGCAAGGTAAAATCAAATTATATGATGATATCTTAAAATCAAAAGACCAACTTCTTATGAATAAAAGGTTGATGGAGTTAGATGAACCCCATATCCCAACAAATCAGAAGTTGAAAATCTTAGATAGATTCAATGAGAATGATATTGAATTTAAGAAGTTAGATTTCCTTAGAGTAGGTCAGAAATATAAGGTACTCCAAAATTGGAGAGACATTAACGATTGGTTACATTCAACCTTTCATAATATTATTACAAAATAAATTAGGTTTATTCAAATATTTTTCTTATATTTGTAAATCAAATTAGGTTATAGATGCAGAACATAGATACTCTTTCCAAATACGGGCAATCATTTCAAACAAAGGTTTTATCATCTTTGATTACTGATGTTCGTTTATTGGATACTCTTAGTGAGATTATACATCCAAAGTTTTTTGAAGCTGAAGCAAACAAATGGATAGCAGAAGAGATAATTACTTATTACGATGAGTTTAAGAAATCTCCAACGTTAGATGTTTTCAAATCAGAAGTTTCAAAGTTAGAAGATAGAGGGTTTCAGAAAAGTATAGTAGAGCAACTAAAATCAGTATTCACCAAAGTTGGTGATTCTGACTTAGATTATGTAAAGAAAGAGTTTTCTTCGTTTTGTATCAACCAAAACCTAAAACAAGCTATCGTTAGTTCAGTTGATTTACTAAAAGCTGGTAACTATGATAGAATCAAAGATTTAGTAGATAAGGCAATGAAGGTAGGAGTGGATTCAGATATGGGACACGATTACCTTTTAGATTTTGAAGAAAGAACTAATGAAGTTGATAGAAGTACAGTTCCAACTGGTTGGGATTGTATTAATGAACTTATGGATGGTGGTTTGGGACCTGGCGAATTAGGAGTAGCAGTAGCACCTTCTGGTGTTGGTAAAACTTGGGTACTATGTGCATTAGGAGCAGCAGCTGTTAAGCAAGGATTAAATGTAGTACATTACTCTTTGGAATTATCAGAACATTATGTGGGACAGAGATACGATACTGTATTTACACAAATCCCATCAACTGATGTGAAGGAAAAGAAAGAAGTAGTATTAGAGAAAATCAATAGATTGAGTGGAAAACTTCTTATTAAGTATTTCCCACCTAAAGGTATATCTGCTAAAAAATTAGAATCCCATATTGAGAAGATGACAGCAGCAGGAAATAAACCTGATTTGATAATTATTGACTATGCTGATTTGTTATTATCTCACACTAATAAATCTGATTCAACTTATGGTGAGCAAGGTGGAGTTTACATTGAGTTGAGAGGTATTAGTGGTGAATTGGGTATTCCTATTTGGACAGCATCCCAAACCAATCGTTCAGCAATTGATTCTGAAGTTATTGAAGCTGATAAAGTAGCAGATTCTTACGCTAAAGTAATGAACGCAGATTTCATTATGAGTATCAGTAGAAAAGCTAAAGATAAATTAAACAATACTGCAAGGTTCCATATTATGAAAAATAGATTTGGACCTGATGGTATTACCTTCCCTTCTAAAATGGATACAAATACTGGATTCATTGAGGTGTATGATGGTAACTCTTCAGATGGAATCATCACACAAAAAGAATCTGCTAATGGAGAGCAGATGGAAAAAAAGTTACTCCATAAAAAATATGTAGAGAATTTTGGATAGTACTATCAAAATTGGTAAACTCTATAAAAAATATTTTAACAGTCAATTTAAAAGTTGATTAAAAAATATCAAAAACAAAAAAGTACTAAAAATCATATTGGAAATATATTTTTTTTCAATATATACAATAGTTATAAACACCGAACAACATTCGAGTGTTCGGTTTTTTAATTTAATTAATTTATAAAAAATAAAATTTATGGCAAATTCACAACAAATTTTCGAAGAAATCACAGAACTATTTTCTCAGTTTGAGGAAAATCACAACTCACCAACTAAAGCTGGTAAATCAAGAGCTAGAAAAGCAATTGGTGAAATCAAAAAATTAGTAACTGATTATAGAAAAGCATCTGTAGAAGAAAATAAGTAATTAGAATGGAAGTTCTTGAATATCTCAAACATCATTTAAAAACAGACATTGCACCATCTCCAATACATGGAATTGGTACATTTGCACTAACTGATATTAAAGTTGGTGAGCCGGTTTTTATGTTATGGCCTAACGAAAGTAGAGTTTATACGATTGATAGAAGTGAGTTTGAAGAACTTCCAGACTTTACTAAAAGGTTAATTCTAAAATCGTATCTGAATAAATCAGATTATCCTCTCGTTTGGTTTAGATTATTTAGGGATTGTTATTTTAATTTAGCAAACCCATTAGTTTATACAAATACAGCTGAAAAAGATGGTAACTTTGATTCGATGAAACGGGTAGCAGTAAAACCGATAAAAGCAGGTGAAGAGATTTTAGGTAATTATAAATTAGAAGATACAATATTAAAATGACATTTGATGAATTGATTAATAACATCACCCAATGGGCTGATGATAAGGGAATACTTGTTTCTGATAATATCCCACAACAAACTATGAAAGTTATGGAAGAGTTGGGAGAAACGGCAGGAGCAATTTTAAAACATAAAAAAACAGATGAGGTTATCGATGGAATCGGAGATATCCTTGTTACAGTTATAATTTTAAGTAAACAATTAGGGTTAGACCCAACCGAATGTTTGGAATCAGCATGGAATGAAATCAAAGATAGGAAAGGTAAAACAGTAAACGGCACATTTATTAAAGAAGAAGAACTATGAGTAACTTTGTAGATACAACAGCGGAAAACGTAAGATTCGTAATTAAGAGAAATGGTGAAAAAGTTTCATTTGAATTAAGTAAAATGAAAAGTGCAATTACCAAAGCTATGGAAAGCATCGATAAGGTAGATGTAGAAATGGTTGAAAAGATTGCAAGAAGTAGTGAAATAACTATTTATAGAAATCCAAATCATATCCCTCATGTAGATGAGATTCACGATATAGTGGAAAATAAACTGATGGATAGTGGTTTGAATGATGTAGCAAAAGAATACATCATCTATCGTTCAAAAAATAAACCAAATATCTTTAAGAAAAGAGTAAATCTTAAACCTTACGAATATCCTCAGTTAGTAGAATACGTTGATGCTATTAGACACTCATATTGGGTTCATACTGAGTTCAACTTTACATCAGATGTTCAAGACTTCAAAGTTCACTTGAACGAAAAAGAAAGAACTGCAGTACAAAGAGCTATGTTAGCAATCTCACAAATTGAAATCGCTGTTAAATCATTTTGGGGAGATATCTACAAAAAAATGCCAAAACCTGAGATTGGAGCAGTTGGTGCAACTTTCGCTGAATCGGAAGTTAGACATGCTGATGCATATTCCAACCTAATTCAAGTATTAGGATTAAACTCAGAGTTTGAAAATCTTTTACAGGTACCAGGTATCAGAAAAAGAATTAAATATTTAGATAAAACAATGAATGCTAGTAGGGCAATTGAAAACAAAGATTACTTTGAATCAGTTGTTTTATTTTCTATGTTTATCGAAAATGTATCGTTGTTTTCACAATTTTTAGTTATTATGTCTTTCAACAAATATAAGAATGTATTGAAAGGTATGAGTAATGCAGTTGAGGCAACATCAAAAGAAGAAAAGATTCATGCAGAATTTGGATTTGATTTAGTAAATACAATCAAACAAGAAAACCCATCTTGGTGGACTGATGAATTAAAAGAAGATTTAGTTGATGCAACTTTAGATGCTTATGATGCAGAAGCAGATATTGTTGAGTGGATATTTGAAAAAGGAGATTTAGATTTCCTTACTAAAGAACAAACTTTAGAATTCATTAAACATAGATTCAACGAATCATTGAACGCTATTGGAATCGATAGTGTATTTAGTGTAGATGAAAAATCATTAGAAACTACTGAGTGGTTTGATGATGAAATTCTAACTACAAAACATACCGATTTCTTTAACAAACGAAGTATTAATTATAGTAAAAAGCAAAAGTCAATTACGGAAGATGACTTATTTTAAACAGTTATAGATAAAATTATGAACGATAGACAACCCTTTGAGTGGATTAATGAGGAATCCATTACCTTTCTTAGAAGAGGATACCTAAGTGAAGGAGAAGAACCCTTAGAAAGAATTAAAATTATTGCAGACCATGCTGAGAAACTATTAGGAATCGATGGATTCGCTGATAAGTTTTATGGATATATGAGTAAAGGATGGTATTCCTTATCATCACCAGTTTGGGCAAACTTTGGAAAAAAGAGAGGTTTACCTGTAAGTTGTTTTGGTTCAAATGTTGCTGACAATATTGAATCAATTCTTTTTACACAAGCTGAAGTTGGTGAAATGAGTAAAATGGGAGGTGGTACTTCTGGTTACTTTGGAAACCTAAGAGGTAGAGGAGCACCAATTACTGATAATGGTCATGCACCAGGCGCTGTTCACTTTATGAACTTATTCCAAAGTGTTGTTGATAATATTTCACAAGGTTCAACTCGAAGAGGTAGATTCTCACCTTACTTACCAATAGAACATCCAGATATTATGGAGTTCTTAGAAATTGGAACTGAAGGAGCTACAATCCAAGACTTAACTCATGCCGTAACTGTAACTGATGAGTTTATGGAATCTATGATTGCTGGTGATAAAGATAAAAGAGCTGCTTGGGCAAAGGTAATTCAAAGAAGAGGAGAAATAGGATATCCTTATATTATGTTCCACGATACTATGAACAAAAACACTGTTGATGTTTATAAAGAAAAGGGAGCAAAAATCTATAATTCAAATCTATGTTCAGAAATCGCTCTTCATAACTCAGAAGAAGAATCATTTGTATGTGTACTTTCTTCAATGAACGTACTACATTATGATGAGTGGAAAGATACTGATGCAGTAGAAACTCTAACTTATTTCTTAGATGCAGTTGTAACTGAATTTTGTACTAAGATTGAAGCATATAGAGATAATGGTACTATTGAAGGTAAAAGAGCTTTTATGTATATGGAAAAAGCTTACAACTTCGCTAAAAGACAAAGAGCATTAGGTTTAGGTGTTTTAGGATGGCATTCACTTTTACAATCTAAAGGATTGGCATTCGATACTAAAGATAGTGCAAAATTAAATGTTGAAGTATTCAAACTAATCAAAGATAAATCATATAAAGCATCCGAAGAGATGGCACAAAAATATGGTGAACCTGAATACTTAGTTGGATATGGTAGAAGAAACGTTACTCTTAATGCAGTAGCACCAACAACATCTTCAGCATTTATATTAGGACAAGTTTCACAATCAATTGAACCTATTTGGTCAAATTGTTATGTGAAGGATGTTGCCAAAATGAAGGTAACAATCAAAAACCCAGTTCTTCAAAAATTATTAGAAGAATTAGGAAAGGATACTAAATCAACTTGGGATAGTATCAAAAAAGCAGATGGTTCAGTACAACATTTGGAATTCTTAACCGATGAACAAAAAGATGTATTTAGAACATTTGCAGAAATCAATCAAGCATCTATTATTAACCAAGCAGCAATCAGACAAGATTTCATTGACCAATCACAATCATTGAATATAATGGTATCACCTGATATGCCAACTAAGGATATTAATAAGTTATTGATTGATGCATGGAAGTTAGGAGTTAAAACTCTTTACTACCAACATTCGATGAATTCAGCACAAGCGTTTGCTAGAAAGAAACTAAATCTTAACGATTTAGCATGTGTAGCTTGTGAAGGTTAAATTAAAAATTAAATTATAAAGTTATGGTAGAAATCAAAAAATTCGAAGCAGATTGGTGTGGTCCTTGTAGGATGTTAAAACCAACATTTGAAAAATTAGAAGAATCATTTGGAAATTCGGTAAAATTTTCGTATATTAACGTAGATGAAAACCAAGATGAAGCAGCTAAGTATTCAGTTCGTTCAATCCCAACAGTCATTATTGAAAAAAATGGGGAGATTACTGAAAGACTTACAGGCGCACAATCAGAGTTAGCATATAAAAATGCGTTAAACGAATCTTTATAAAGAATGCCAATACTAAGGGGACAGACTCATCCTTCCGCAAAATTAACGGATGAGCAAGTTTTAAATATCAGAAAACTATGGAAAATGGGACACCGAAATGTTCGAGTTATGGCTCGTAACAATAAGTGTTCTTCAGCCAACATCATTAAGATTGTTAAGAATAAGACTTGGACACATTTGAATGAATTTTGGTCTGGTAGTTTATGAAAGAAGAAAAAACATATTGTGATACTTCTAAACTTTCTATACGTCTTATCACAAAATCAGTAGCTAAAGATATTATTGTAAACAATCATTATAGTGGATTGTGGACAAAGGTATCTTACGCAATTGGTTTGTTTACTTCGGATGTTGAAGAACATCCTTTTTTTGATAACGTAGAAGATAAACTAATTGGAGTAGCTTGTTATGGAGACCCGATTGGTAGAAGTGCTGGGCAATCTATTTCCCCTTTATTGGAAAGAACTGAAGTTTTAGAACTAACTAGATTATTTGTATTTGATGATTATGGTTCAAATATAGAGAGTTGGTTTTTAGGTCAAACATTTAATTGGTTAAGAGAGAACGTACCTCATATAAAAGGATTGATATCTTACTCAGACCCTAAAGAAGGTCATTGTGGTACGATTTACCAAGCAACTAATTGGTTGTATCAGGGTAATAAACTAAGGTTCAATGATAGTTGGGATTTCAAATGGGAAGAAGGTGGTGAATGGCACCACGGAAGAACTTCCTATGTAAAATTTGGAACAAATAATCCCAAAGAAATACAAAAAATAACATCATCTACATTTTGGATAAAGAAAAATCCAAGAAAACATAGATATGTGTACATTTTATCAAAAGGTGGGGAAAGAAGAAAGTTAATGAAGAACATTAAACACCCAATATTCCCTTATCCTAAAGAAAATGAAGAATTTGTGGAAGAAATTCATAGAATGGACCCAATAAATTTGGAAATTACAAAATAATTTATTATATTAGTAAAATTATGACAGAAGAAAGAGAAATAGAAGAAATTCTAATGGAATCTCACTCATTTGGGTTGAGAAACGAAGTGATGAAAACTGCTTCTGAAATTATGGGTAATAATCCTAAGATAAGAAGAGTAGATGCGTATCACCAAGCTTTTAAAGAATGGGTAAAGTAGACGGAAAACATTATGTAGATGCAACTAAGGTAAGTGTAGCTCCTATTGCTAAATCTATCGCTAAAGATATGATTATCAAAAAGCACTATACTCACGCTTGGACTGCTTGTAGATACGCATTGGGTATCTATCACACAATGGATGAAAATGATATATTCGGAAATGACCAAGAATTAGTTGGTGTAGCTGTATATGGATTTCCAGTTGGTGCAAAAGCATCCACTTCAGTTTGTGAAGGGTTAACCAAAGATAACATATTAGAACTTACTCGTTTATATGTAGATGATGGTTATGGTTCAAATATTGAAAGTTGTGCATTAGGTAAAACCTTTCAATGGTTAAAGGATAATGATAAGAATATTAAAGTTCTTTTATCTTATGCTAATAATGGACAAGGACATGTTGGTGGAATATACAAAGCAACTAATTGGATTTATCAGGGTTTGAATACTGATATCGCTTTGATGCCAAATTGGGGTATTTCACTATCTAATGACCCATTTGATTGGATTCACTCAAGAACTGTATTTAATAATTGGGGAAGTGGTAACTTAGAACACCTTAGAAAAGAAATCGGTAAGCAGGGTTACAAAGAATTTTGGAGAAGAGAAGAACCACCAAAACATAGATACATTCAGATTCTTGCTCAAAATAAAAAAGAGAAAAAAGATTTAATCAAAAGGTTAAAGCATGAGATAAGACCTTATCCAAAAGATTTAAATGATTATAATACTGAAGTGGTACATCATACAACATATCCACCTGAAGAAAGTAATGAAATAAATTTTTGGTAAAATATTTGGATAATTAAAATATTATTCGTATATTTGTAAAACAAAAGAGTTGATATCACTCTATAACGATATCGAAACTGTTAAATATGGGGTAAGGTATCACCTCAATAACGATACCACTTAAATTATTATATTATGGCATTTAAAAAATCAATTGATGCAAAAGTTCTAACGGGTGGAACTCTAAACAAACTCAGAGAATTATTTCCCTACATTCATGTAGATAAACACCAACTTCAAAGACTATTATCAGAGTGGGATGACCAAACCAAAGCTGAACATATGAGAGCTTGTTTCGAAGGTCATTCTAACATCTATACAATAGTTCTTATTAGTATAGAGGGTTGTTTAAATTATTGTAATGAAATTATTTCAGATTATGATAAAGAAGATACTCAATATGCAGCTGTAAAAGAGACTATTGATTACCTATCTGACTTAAAATCTAAAGGTAAAAAATACTTAAATATTGATGGTCAACATAGGGTAAAGACATATGAAGATTTTCTTAAATCTAAGTTTACATTAGATAAGAATGTAATTGATTACATTGAAAGAGATGGAAAAACTCCAATTGCTTATGATATGAAGGGTAAGGTGTTTAAAGATATGCCCGAAGAAACTCAAAAAGCAGTATTGGAAACACCATTAACATTGGTTATGATAAATAAAGCAACTCTACAAGATATGGTAGATGTAACTATTTATACCAATATTGGTGAACCTTGGAATAATCACGAAAGACGAATTATCGTACCATCTAAATTCAATAGATTTTTGATGAGTTATATGAATGATAATCCTCTATTGGAGGCAATGTTTAATAATACAAAAAATCTATCTAGTGCATACTCTCTTTTAAAGAAAGGTGATTCATTGATAATTGCTGAGTGGATTACTTATTACTATAATGTTTTGAAGAACGATATCTATAAGTGGCCAAAAGAATCTCAATTAGATTTACAATCATCTGTGGTTGGATTAGATGGACAATCTACTTCAAAATTAAAAAAATCTACAAAAGTAGTATCTAAAGTGGTGGATATGACAAACACAATTTCAAGTGTAAAATTTGAAAGAACACTTTTAGATAATTTATTCATATTACTTACTATATTGGAAACTTCATCGCATCCATTAAATTCTTTCCAAAAGAAAGTTAAGATTGGTAATCTAAGTAAATTTATGGATTGGTTTATGAAAATGGAATCCAAATTAAGAGAAGCTGATTATTACATTAAAGATACTGATGGTAATATTGTTGTAGAACCAATTACAGGTAAAAAAATGACAAATTCAGAATCATTTAAAAGAAAATGTGGAGCTAAAAAAGTAGATGATATTCAACTTAGAAGTAATCTGATGATTGAAGAATTCAACAATGATTATGATAACTTATTTGCATCTGGTGTTGTATCTTTAGTTGATACCAAAAATTATACTAAAAAGGATAAGTTAGAAGCTGCTATCGAAAATGATTGGATAGATGCTAGTGGTGAGGAGTTTACTTTTGAAGAACTTATGGGGTCTGATTCAATAATTGAAGGAGACCATCAAGAAGCTAGAGATGCTGGTAATGATACTTCAAAAGAAAATTTGGTTCTTAGAAACAAAAGAGCAAATATTAGAAAATCAAATAAACAAATAATAAATTAATGAGAGTATTAGTAATACCTAATTATACAAATTTTGGACAAGTAAAGGATATCAATAGGGATTCGTTCCTATTGGTATTCAAATCTTTTTTAGATAACACACAAATTGGTAAAGAATGGGAGTGGGTTTTACCTTATCCAGGTGGTGGAATGCATAATCATCCTGGTATTATAAACACCTTTGAATACCCGAATGTAACGATGTTACAAATGGACCCGATAGATTGTTTCCCAGCTAAGATGCGAGTTGATTATCCTCATAAATTTTTTGAGAAAACTATTGAGAAATATGAAGGAGAATTCAATTTAGTATGGTCACACCTACCAGAATGGACTAATTTATATAAGATATCAAGAATATATAATAAATTACAACCAATAATTGGGTACTGTCATTGGAGTGAAATACCTGAAAATGGTGCAAGAACTGAAAACTCATTTTGGACAAACATTAGAGGTATTTTACAAATGGAAGTTTGTGGTGTAAACTCAAATTATCAGAAAAGTGTTATTCTTAAAAACGCAGCTAAAGATTTCCAACCACATATCGTTGAAAAGTTGGATAAGATTATTCAGCCTTGGTATTTAGGATGTGATTCAGCTACTCCATCAAATGGGTATGATGATAAAACAATCGTATTCAATCATAGAGAAGGTGTTTATACTGGTTCTAAGTGGTTTTGGGAAACTATGGATGAGTTATGGAAAGAAAGACAAGATTTCAAAGTTTATACTACCTTAAAAGAAATGGGTAAATCATACACTAAATATATTGGAGCAGCTGATAGAAAAGTATATCTAAATCAGTTATCAAAAGCACATTTTGGTGTAGGTACGTTTCAAGGTTATTCAGCTTGGAGTATGAGTACAACTGATGGATTTTCAGTAGGTGTACCATATTTACTACCAAATGATTTTTGTTATCCTGAAATGGTGGGTAATGATTATCCACTTCTTTATAATGGCAAGAAAGAATTTAAGGAAATGGTAATTAAGTTATTAGATGGTGATATTAAAAGACCTGATGTAACCCATCTTGCCCAATCTCTTTTATGGGAATCACAAATTGAAAAATATTGGAATGTAGATAAAAACTTTATTAATACTGCTAGAAAAGAATTTAATGTATAAAAATTGTTATTACCAACGAGAAAAGAATCTCGTTCACATTTGGGATGATAAACAAGGATATAGAGCATTTCCTTATACTCGATACGCTTATGAAAAAGCAGTAAATGGCCCATTCACCACTTTATATGGTGATAAAGTAAGTAAGATTTACAAATTCAAAAAGGATGATCCTGATTTATTCGAAAGTGATGTACCTGAAACTACAAGAGTATTAGTAGATACTTATACTGATTCGGATTTACCATCAGAAGGACACGTTATTCTTACATACGATATTGAGTGTGAAATGGAGAGTGGTTTACCAAATCCAGAAGAAGCAGAAAATGAATTAACTTCAATAGCATTACATGATTCTGCTACCAATCAATATTGGGTGTTGGTTATGGATAAAGATGGTATCTTAGAAGAGAAAACAACGGATAAATGTATTGTACTTCCTTTCAGAACTGAAGAGGATATGTTAATGAAGTATTTGGAGTTATATGAGATGATAAATCCATCTATTGTAACTGGTTGGAATATCGATTACTTTGATACACCAATGTTGTATAATCGTATCAAACGATTATTAGGTAAAAGACACGCTAATAGATTATCACCAATCGGTGAGTGTTTTTGGTCACCTTATCGTAAGAGATACTTTATGGCGGGTGTATCTTATTTAGATTATCTCTCACTTTATAAAAACTTTACATACTCAGAATTAGATTCATATCGATTAGATTCTATTGCACAAAAAGAGTTAGGTAGAGGTAAGATTGAATATGATGGAAATTTGGATATTCTTTTCAAAGAAGATATTGAGAAGTTTATTGAATATAACTTAGTGGATGTTGAGTTAGTAGTTGAGTTTGATAAAAAACTTCAATTCATTGATACTGCAAGAGGTATTTGTCACGCTGGACATGTTCCTTATGAAGATTTCGTTTATTCATCAAAATACTTAGAAGGTGCACTTTTAACTTATTTGAAAAGAAAAAGTATTGTAGCACCTAACAAACCTGCTGATAGAAGAGAACGAATGGAAGCTCTTAAAGAAAATAAGCAAGAGAAGTTTATCGGAGCTTATGTAAAAGCACCAATCGTTGGAAAGTATGATTGGATATATGATTTGGATTTAACTTCACTATATCCATCAATTATTATGACAATTAATATTTCACCTGAAACAAAGATGGGTAAGATTGCTGATTGGAGTGCTGAGGATTTCGTAAAAGATAAGAGAGATAGTTGGGAAATTAATGGTGATAAAATCACACAAGAAAATCTAAAGAAGTTTTTTGAAAGAAGTAAATTTTCAGTTGCATCAAATGGTGTTTTATATAGAACTGATAAAGTAGGTTGTATTCCTGATATTTTGGATTTATGGTTCTCTCAGAGAGTTGAGTTCAAAAACAAAATGAAAGAATATGGAAAAAGTGGAGAAAAAGAAAAATACGAATGGTATAAAAAACGTCAGTTGGTTCAGAAAATTTTACTTAACTCTTTATATGGTGTGCTTGGCCTTCCTGCCTTTAGGTTCTATGATGTTGATAATGCTACCGCTGTTACCACAACGGGACAGACAGTTATTAAATCAACTGCGGATATGGCTAACATCAAATATAATAAGGAGCTTAATACTCCTGATGCTGACTCTAATATATACATTGATACTGATTCAGTATTTTTCTCAGCAGCACCTCTTTTAGACCATAGGATTCCTAATTGGAAAGATAATGACCAACAAACAATAGCTGGGTTTGTAAATGATATTGCTGGTGAGATGCAAGATTATCTCAATGATTTTTATGATATTCTTGCTGAAAAGGTATTCAACGTAGATAAGGATAAACACCGATTTGAGATTAAGAAAGAATATGTTTCAAAAGCCGGTATTTGGATTGCTAAGAAACGATATGCACAATGGATTATATCAGATAATGGTGTACCTGTTGATAAGTTAGATGTAAAGGGATTGGATGTTGTACGTTCTTCATATCCAGCAGCATTTAGAAAGTTTATGAGTGAGGTTCTTATTGAAATTCTTAGAGGTGATACTGAAGAACAACTTACAAATAGAGTTTACGATTTCAAAAATGATTTGGTAAATATGGATGTTGTTAAGATTGCTAAAGCAGGGGCTGTAAAAAACTTAAATAAATACATGCCTAAAAAGAAAGACCAAACGGCAATGTTCCAATTCATTAGTGGAACACCAGCACACGTAAAAGCATCAATTGCATACAATCAATTGTTAAAACACTTCAAAGTGGAAAATCAATACGAACCTTTGAAGGGTGGTGATAAAATTAAATGGGTATATTTGAAACAAAATCAATATGGGTTAGATGCAGTAGCTATGAATGGTTACAATGACCCACCTCAGATTATGGAGTTAATAAAAACTCATATCAACCACGATAAAATCTTCGAAAGAGAACTTCTAAAGAAATTAGAAGATTTCTACGGAGCATTAGGGTGGGGAGAAGTTCTCTCTTCCAAAAAGACAGCTGAAAAGTTTTTCTCTTTTTAGTTGGATAATTAAAAATAAATTCGTATATTAGTAAACATTAAAATAAATCTTAAAAGTAAATTATGGAAAAAGCAAAATTTGATGGTTTCATCAATCGATACAATCTCGGTGGAGAGGTTGAATCAGTAATGGTAAAATCTGAAGGTTCTAACCTTTCAGTTAGAATGATTTCAGATGATAAAACTCTTTTAGGGGATGTAACAGTAACAGGCGCAGATTTTCCTGATGGTGAATTTGGTATCTATACTACATCTCAATTAAAGGGGTTATTAAGTGTATTAGATAATACAATCGATGTAGAAGAAGTAACAGGTGCACTAAAGTTCTCAGATAAAGGAACTAAGATGCAATATATGTTAGCAGCACCTTCAGTTATCCCAGCGGTACCTGATTTGAAAGCACTTCCTCCATTCAATGTAGATATTACATTAGATAATGAGTTTGTAAACAAATTCATCAAATCTAAGGGAGCATTAGCAGATGCTGATACATTCACATTCACTTGTAAAAACAACAAAGGAGAAATCATCTTAGGATATTCTTCTATTAACTCAAATAGAATCTCTATTTCAGTTGATTGTAAGTGTGATGGTGATGTAGAACCAATCGCATTCTCAGCAAAATATCTAAAAGCTATCTTATTAGCAAACAAAGGTTCATCAACTTCATCTCTACAAATTTCTTCGCAGGGATTATCTAAAGTTGCATTTACCGAAGGAGAGTATGTATCAAATTACTATTTGGTAGAGATTAAGTAATAACCATTAAAAAAGTAACTATGAGTTTTTGGGATACCGAACCAGCAAAACCTGAATTTATATTCGAAGATGAGAAAAGAAAACTCATTGAGAATATGGACTACCTTATGACAATGAGTGTAGAAGAACAAACACTTTATAAAAAGTGGGTTGAGTTGCAAGAGGATTCTATGATTAGAGATAAATCCCAAATCGCTACTCTTTATGATGCACAATGGAAACCAACTGATATCAACAATAAGGAACTAACAATCAAAGAAATTGAAGAGTTAGAACCTTATGTTGAAATCGTAGAGGATTCAACTGAAGCTACAAAGTGGACTTATCTTAGAAAGATGATTCACACTATGAGTTGGACAGCTAATCCCGGTAGAAATGTGAAATTGTTTATCAAAGATAAAAAGAGTGGTAAACTTTTAGGTTTAGTATCTTTAGCATCAGATGTAACATCTATGAAAGTAAGAGATGATTATATCGGATGGAATAAAGAGAACAAATTCAAAGAGGGTAAGTTGAACTACACAACTATCGCATCCACCATTGTTTGTACCCAACCTTTAGGTTACAACTTTTTAGGTGGTAAACTCACCGCAATGATGACTACTGTTCCAGAAGTTAGAGAGTATTGGAAAAAGAAGTATGGGCAAACATTGATAGGTGTAGGAACAACTTCCCTTTATGGAATTCATTCACAATATAATGGTATTCCACATTTTAAAACGTTAGGAGAATCAGCTGGTAAGATTGCATTGAAACCTGATGATGAGTTCTATGACCCTTGGCATCAATGGATTAAGGAAAATAGAGCTGATTGGTATGAAAATGCTATTACTAATGAAAGAATCCGAAATGGTAAATCTATGGGAACTGGTAAAGGAGCTAGTGGACCTGTGAGTGGTATCAAACAAAAGATACTTTCTCAGATTTTCAAAGAATGTGGTATTAGAGCATCCGATTATCATCACGGATTCAAAAGAGGAGTATATCTTGCTATGATGTATGAAAATGGACCTGAGTTCCTTCGTTCAGAAATTGAGGAATCAGAACTTAAAATGAAAAAGAAGTTTGTTGAGGGTGTTGATTACATTAATAATTGGTGGAAAAGACAAGCAATTAAAAGATACTCAAAGTTACATGATTCTGGTAGATTGAAACCTGAAGATTTATTCTATATCGATGGTATAGGTAAAGATTGGGAAACTTTCAAATCAGATAGATTAAACGAAGTAGGTAGATAAAATATAAAATATGGGATTTTTCGAAGAAACAAATAATGAACAAGTTGATAATAGTTTATGGGTAGAATCATATAGACCTGTAACATTAGAAAACTATGTAGGTAATGAACACCTAAAAGAAAAAGTAAGTGGTTATTTAGAAACTGGTGATGTACCACACCTTCTACTTTATGGTAGAGCTGGTACTGGTAAGACAACTCTTGCTAAACTAATTGTAAAATCAATGGATTGTGATTATATGGTAATCAATGCATCTGATGAAAACAATGTAGAAACTGTAAGAAATAAAGTAAAAGGATTCGCATCATCAATGGGATTCAAAAAATATAAGATTGTTATTTTAGATGAGTTTGATTATATGTCTCAAAACGCACAAGCTATTTTGAGAAACTTAATGGAAACATTTTCACAACATTGTAGATTTATATTAACTTGTAACTATGTTGAGAAAGTTATTGACCCTATCCAAAGTAGATGTCAAACTTTTCAAATCATACCTCCAACTAAAAAGGATGTAGCAGTTCAAATATCAAAGATTTTGACTAGTGAAGAAGTAAAGTTTGAACCAAAAGATTTAGTTCCAATTATTGATGCTGGATATCCTGATATTAGAAAGATTATCAATACTTGTCAATTAAACTCAATCAAAGGTGAGTTAAAAGTAGATACTCAAAACCTTTTAGAGAATGATTATAAAATGAAGGTATTAGATATCCTAAAATCTTCAGATGATAAAAGAAATAAATATGTGAAAATGAGACAAGCTATTATTGATAGTAGAGTAACTGATTTCTCAGAATTATTCACATTATTGTATGAAAAAGTTGATGAGTACGCTCCACAAAATACAGCGAATGTAGTTATTGCTCTTTCCGAAGGACAGAACAAACACTTTAACGCTATTGATAAAGAGATTCCAACTGCAGCAACTTTGATTGAAATTTTAAATTTAATATAATGGCAAATATAATTGGTAAAGGTGGTAGTAAACCACAAAAAGCATCAGAGCAAAGTACACAACAACCAAAGTTAGATTTAGGTAAATCAACTCCTATTGTATGTGCTCATTGTGGGTATGATGTATTCATCGATGGTTCTAAGTTTAGAAAAATTTCAAAACTAATTACTGGTACTCCGCAAGATGTGATTGTACCAATCGAAGTAATGATGTGTGGTAATTGTGGTGAGATTTGTGAAGAGTTACTACCAGAACAAATGAAAGTATTAGCAGAGATTGATAGAAAAAACGCTGAAGAAACAAATGGCTAAATCACTATTCGACCATATTAAACAAATTACTAACGTTCAAAATCCAAAGTATTGGGATACGTTAGAAGAAGCAGATAAAAAGACTTGGAGTAACTATATGGTACTTCGTTTTTTATCTATGAAATATGAGTGGGTAGAAACTATTGCTGCTGTACAACCTTATCTACAAGAAGTTCCTCCTAAAGCAATGTATTTAGCTATGATTGATTTACTTCCAAAAGGTAGACACTTTATGAAGTATATGAAAGCTAAGGGAGCTGATAAATATGAAGGTTGGTTAGTAGAGTTAGTAGCTAAACATTATGAAACCTCAAAGTTAGAAGCTGAAGATTACTTAAAGATTCTATATGCTAGTAGAACTGGTAAGGAAAAGATAAAACAATTATCAGAGGATTATGGAACTGACCCGAAAATAATAAAGAAATTAAAATTAAAAATATAATTGAGAAAAGTTTGGAAATCCCAAACTTTTTTCGTATATTTGTATAACAAATAAAAGTTTATGGCAAAAGTAAGTTTTTCACAATACCAACTATATTCATCTTGTCCTCGTGCATATAAACTGAGGTACATAGATAAGTTGGGTGAATCATCTGCTAACATTTATACAATCTTTGGAACGGCTATCCACGAAACCATACAACATTTCCTTTCAGTTATGTATGGAGTTTCGAAAAAACAAGCAATGGAGATTGATACTGATAAGTTGTTATTAGAGTGGATGAGAAAAGAATACATCAAAGAGAATGATAAACTAAGTGAGGGTATTGTATGTACCCAGTTAGAGTTAGAAGAGTTCTATGGTGATGGTAGAAGAATATTAGAGTGGTTTAAAAAGAAATTAGATAAGTTTTACACAAAGACTGGATTTGAATTAGTAGGAATAGAGATTCCACTAAATGCTAAAGTAAAAGAAGGTGTAAACTTTATTGGATTTGTTGATGTGGTAATGAGGGATTTATCAGATAATTCAATTATCATTATTGATTTAAAAACATCAACTAGAGGTTGGAACAAATACCAAAAATCAGATAAGTACAAAAATGCACAAATTGTATTGTACAAAAAATACTATTCTGAATTATTCCAAATTCCATTAGAAAAAATTAAAGTGGAGTATCAGATTATGAGAAGAAAATTATATGAAGATGCACCATTTCCAATTCCTTATATGTCGAGGCACGTACCAGCAAATGGTAAACCAACTACAAATAGAGTTTATTCAGAGTTTATGAACTTTGTAGATGAAGTATTCGATGATAAAGGAAACTTCAATGATTTACCTTATCCAAAGGTTCCTGGCGATAGACAAAAGAATTGTAGATTCTGTGAGTTTAAGACTAGGGGAATTTGTGATGGGAAAGTTTAACGGAAAATAAATATCTATATACTTATATATATAAATACTAACAATATATACTATGAGTGTAGAAACTAAACTAACAACTGTAAAGATTATAAAGGGTGTTTATTCAAATTTTAAAAGAGTATCATTCGAATCGGATGTAACACTTCAAAAATTGGTAAACAGAACAGTTGAACGATATGTAAACGATGACGGATTTAGAA